TTATCAGTAGAAGCTGGTGTAATTGTTGCCGTTAAACCTGTATCTGCCATAGTCGCTGAACTTGTATTAGCTTCACTAAGCGCAACCGCTGTTATAACTTGTAAAACTTTGCCACCACCAGCCGCCGCTTCAAATGCAGGAGGTGATCCTGCTCCTGTTGACGTTAAAACTTCACCATCAGAACCCGGCCCGACTGCAACTGGATCACCAGAAGCATCAAATGTAATTATCTGACCATCAGTACCACCAGCCATTTTAGCTAATGTTACTGCATTGTCAGCTATATGAGCCTCATCTATACTTCCATCAACATAGGCATCCGAATCAATAGATTCATCAGCAATTTTTACAGCCGCACCAGATGCTCTTGTATAGTTCACACATTGAACCTGATTAGCGGCGGTTGAAACAAACTCTGCAACATCACCAGCAGCAGTTGTGATATTTACCCCACCCGGTAAATCCAAATTGGTGGCATGCTGGGTCATCGTCAATACTCCGTCAAACTGAATAAAAAAGTGACGATCAGCGGCAACGGTAAACGCTGAAAAGCTGGTGGTTCCGGTAACGTCAAAATAGTCGCCATCTGTATCAATTACAGTAGGTGAACCAGAAGCTATATCACCACCTTTTTCCATTTGAATATAGTTTCCAGCCGCATCTAAAAATCCACCAAGTTGCGGAGATGTGTCATTAACTAGATCAGTACTAACAGTAGTACTACCAATAACACCGGAAGAACGACTAGTATTTTTACCAATTACTCCACTCATAATTTATTCCTTATCTCGTTTGATCCAAGTAACTGACCACAACATCAACATCAGCACCACTAGCAGTTGCCGCACATAAATGGTCTGTATCGAGAAGAACTATTCTCCCGGTATATTCAAATGTTTCATTTGCCGCTAACGCCTGATCGGAAAGAATCTCGTAATCCGTTCCACCGCCGTCATCATCAATATAAAGATCCACCGTTTCTGCGGCCCCTGCTGTTTCACAGAATGTAATTGAAAGAATAGTATAAGTATGCCCATTCACTCCATTCAATAAAACCGATTCCGCATCAGATAATCCAGCTTTTAATGTAACTCCTAATACTTCACTTGCCATAATTTTCTCCGATTAAAATCCTAATACTAATGCTTTCCCTGTACTTGTTAATGAGGGGTGCATAATGGATGAAGATGATGTAAGACCAAACCCTTGGACATCTAGGCTTGCCCCAAGCTGCGGCGAGGTATCGTCAACAACATCTCCAATACTCCCTGCTGCCGCGTATGTTCCAGTGTTTGGAGTCAAGTTAATGTTCTGATCCGCCATTGTTATTGTTCTGTCATTAGAACCTGTAATCCCTGACAATACCAAAGTACATTCTTTAGTCGCATCAGCATCATCTTGAAATGTTAAGTTAGATCCAGAAACTGCTTTGATCTGGAGATCCCCAGATGTGGATGCTATGGTGTTTGTATTTAAATTAATATTATCAACGGTCAGCGTAGTCAACGTACCCACTGATGTCAGGCTAGAACTTACTACAGCGGTGCCCAGTGCCGTTGCGGTCAGGACGTTTGTCCCATTAATTGCATAGGAATCCGAACTGGCTATATCCATACCACCTGAATCCCAAGTACCGCTCGGCCCGGTTATAGTTCCTGTCGCCCCTATCGTAGAAGAGCCAATATCTATATTTCCAAATCCACTGGTTATAGATCCGCTGCCCAGTGCCCCTGTAGTTGTCAGGTTAGACAACGTGTCAATAGCAGTTTCAATTGTGGCTTCAGTAGTAGAATCAAGAGCGTCCACATTGGATAAGGTCATTGTCCCTGATGAATCAGACAAAATGTCCGTTCCTGCTACTGCGTAGCTGTCCGATGCTGCAATATCCATGCCACCACTATCCCATGTCCCGCTTGGGCCAGTAATAGTCCCCGTGGTGGATAATACCGACGACCCTATATCTATAGAGCCAAATCCGCTTGTAATACTTCCTGAGTTAAGTGCCCCTGTGGTAACAAGGTTGGTAAGGGAGTCTATAGCCGACTCGATTGTGGTCTCCGTGGTCGCATCCAACGCATCAACATTTGATAGCGTCATGGTTCCTGAGGAGTCTACGAGGATACCAGTGCCCGCAACGGAATAGCTGCCAGACGCAACTAGATCCACACCATTTATGCGGGTGTTTGAATCCAAGACAACAGCCTTGGAAGCTGCAGCCGTACCTGCGGTTACACCCGCAAGGACATTAAACTCTGTCGGTGTCGGGTTACATGCTGCGTCAACATTAGGGAAGTCTGCCTTTAGGGCAGTCTTAATGTTTCGTATATGATTGTCGCCCTGCGATCTAGCATCCGTTCCTAAAGGGTTGGAAACATTAAGATCGTCTATGTGTTCTACGCTCTCAAGAGCCATTTGTTCCCCTTATTGGATTGCTATATCTAAAACGTATGTGCCGTTGTCACCTGCGAAGGCAATCTTGAAATCCACCACAGCTACAGCCGATACATCCATGCTGAAGTGTGCCGATGCACCACTCAGATTATCAAGTCGTGCACTCTGGATAAAATCAAAAACAGTATTTGCAGCCGTTGTAGTTGGCCCTGTTACCGTGGTAAATACTGTGCCCTCAGAATGAAACTTAACATCAATTTGGGCTTGGTCTATATCTTGTGCAGAAGCGGTTAGTCTTCCTTTTAGTTTTGTATAATTCTTTACACCTATTGTAGCTATACTGGTGAGTGCCTGATCTAGCGTAGTCGACGTAAAGGTAAAGCTCTTGAAATCTCCTGTTACTGCCATACTTTTCTCCTCGATAAAGCTCGGAGGGCCGAAGCCCTCCTAACCTAATTACGCTGTTAAAGGCCCAGTAGTCAATCCGCCCTGACCAACCAAGTACCAGTTGCCATTTGTGAACAACAGATGTGCACTGTCGCCTGCGTCTGCAAAAGTAAGGGTTGTCCACCCACCTGCATTACTAGGGGTTAGTGTTCCATTACCACCGTCTGTCTTAAGAATAACAAATAAATGCTGTCCTTCGACTCCATCAGCCAATGTTCCTGCTTGGGCACCTGTCGTAGTCCATTCTGAAATTGATCCCGTTATTGGGATTGCTCCTGCACCGCTTAAAGTGGCTGTTTCAGAGGTCATAAAACCACCTTGGATATCTACCTTCCCAGTACCCTTAGGTATGAGATCAATATTAACGTTAGTCCCGCCACCAACCGCACTCAAAGAGGGGTCACTACCGGAAGCTGCATTACTTGATTGAAGGTGATTAACCGCTGTGGCTACACACTCCATGGCAAAGAGTTCCTCGTTCTCAGAGTTCTCAAAGTCGATACCCGTATTAGCTTCACCAACTGCAAGGATTACAGGGTTTGCCCCTGACACTGCATTGTTGATCTGGATGTTTGTTACACCAGTGGCAACAGCATTCAGGATCAGCATTTCTTCTGCTTGGTCGTTGTTAAAGGTAATACCTGTGTCGGCTGCACCCGTAGCTGAAATCAGAGGGTTGTTGCCAGATGCAGCGTTGGTGATTGTGATTTCATTCACAGCCGTAGCCACACATTCCATAATCATCAGTTCTTCGGACTCAGAGTTCTCGAAGATAATACCGCTGTTAGCTTCACCTAAAGCTTTCAGTTTGATGTTAACACCAGTGTCTGCAGACTCAACACCTAAATGGTTTACGGGAGTACCAGACTCCGTGAACTCGATGTACTCGTCTCCACCCGCGTCCTTAATGGACTCACCCGTGTCGATCATGATTGAACAAACATTGAAGTCTACATCCCCAGAACCGTTGGGGGAGATAGTTAAATCACCGTTTGAATTGGTAGTCGATATATCATTACCATTGATGGTAATATTATCAACCAACCACTCGTTGACCTTTTTACTAGAGTCAACGGCTACTGCGAGAGATGCTACAACCGTACCGAGAGTCGTACCGTCAAGGTAGTTCAACTCAGTATGTGTAGATGTTACGTTACCCGTGATGCTTCCAAAGTTGTTCTTCAGAGCAGTCTTGATGTTTCTGATATGGTCATCACCCTCAACTACCGGATCGGTAGCAGTCGGATTGGACGTATTCAAATCGTCAATATTTGTTACAGATTCTAAAGCCATTGGCTTCTCCTATAATGCGGGGCGTTAGCGATACTTGACAACTCTATCCCCAATTTGATGTGGTCTGATTCCAATGCTGAAACATCGTTTCCCACGTTGCTTCTAAACTGATTGACCATTCTGTAGACTTTTGATCCCAATTATCGGTATCCAAGGCCCACGTTGCTGTTGATGCCTGTTGATCCCACTTCTCCACCTGAGATATGCTTGTCCATACTGTGCTAGGCATTAGTATCCCTGATGATCTGCGACAACATGTAAAGCCCCGCCTGAATGACGGTCTCTGTCGTCAGCACTTTGTATTGCCTGTATCCCCTCGCCAAAGAGAATACCCCAACCCTTAGCCGCCTCTATGTTTTTAACAAAAGTTTCAGCTTCTAATAAAGCCCCATAAAGCAGTACGTCGGGAGCGTTTGACAATAACCAGTTGCTTGTGTTTGAGTCCCCCAAGCTGTTGAATGTGCGCCAGTAGATCATCTGCATAGTACCTTCTGCACTGGGGCACGGGCCTAATCTAAGCTCGTCTCCAATCAGCGTATACTTGCGTGGCCTTGCTGCCCCACCTGCCCAAACACGGTTGATCTCTAAATCAAACCTCTCGGGTGTCAGGTATTCAAGATCAACGTCACGATTGTTTTGTGCAATCGTAATATGACGCATCTGTACATACCTGTCAGGAAGACCGTAGTAGTCCTGCCCCGCATTAACGGTAGCAGTACTGCGATCCTCCATGGCCCTGATCCTGAGGTTCCTGTTTATCCTAGCCTCGGCTAAAGTTATAAAATCAGGTATCCTGCTGGTTAGATCATCCCTGTCTATCCAGTTAGCTACCGATGTCTTTAACTCTTCGTAAGTTCCTAGAGCCATGTTCTAGTTGTCCTGAAAGGTGTTTGTTCAGCTTCGTTCAGCCACTTCTTCAGTGCCTTCTTGTCGCCCCAGATACCATTGCGGATCAAATCATCCACAACAATATTAGGAATAGAGGCTACCTTACAGAACTCACCAAACCTGCCTACTGCAGAGTTCTTCTGTATAGCAAACTCCTTCTTGTGCTCCAAGTTCCCACGGATGATATCACCGACATCCTGCTCACTATGGAAGTGAACAACTCCATCGGTATCATCCAACCAACCAGACGTTTTAACGTCATTAGCACCCCACTCGTTAGAGCCGGGTATAAGGTTTGTAGCCAAGCTTAGTACCTCCGTTGGGGCCTAGTATCTCCCACCAATCCTGTGTCCAACAATATCTACACCGAAAGTAAAATCATCCGATGTACCTGTCTGTACTGCTCTGAACCTGAAGAAAGGGCCCGGGTTATCAATCTCCATAACCTGATTATCTGCTACCACTACCTGCTCGAAATGCTCATGATCGTACCATGTGGCTCCACCATCAGGTGAAGTCTGATAGATCACATCCAGAGTAGGAAGCGTACCAGATACTGCAGTTACAGTAAGATAAGCGGTTGCCCGATCCCAACGTCCGTTGGTTTCAAAGTCAGAGGAATTGGCAGAGGCAGTCCTTGAAAGCAGGTTGAACACCTCAAACGTATTGAGAGCACTACCTGAATACTTACCTGTAACCTCATCCCAACCTACAGTAGGGTCTTGATTCCAATATCTTAATCTCGCCATTACCTACCTCAGAAGAAATGATGCCATATAACGCCTACCCAGAATACAACAACGGTAAAGACGCAAAATTTTCCGTCACAAAACGCTTTCATAATAATCTCCATGGAAGAGGGGCCCGAAGACCCCTCACCCTAGATTAGAGGATAGACGTATTCAGGTCAGCAACTTTGGCTGATGCGCCTTCGTTGCGTGACTCTACAGTCCACTCTGTTAACATCAAACGCTTCTCAGCGTCACCAGTTTTAGCAAGCTCCCACATCTTGAACGGACGCAGGTATGCTACTGCCCACATGTCCTTTTGAAGAACCAAAAGGGTACGATCCCGGTTAAACCGAGAAGGTATGATTTTTAGCTCACCAAAGTCACTAACATAAATGTCAGATGCTCCAATGATGGTTGCGGGTTTCATCCCACTTGCATCCCGATAAAGGGTAGCAATACCAGAGAACTGGCTAGAGATGTTCTGCTTGTTGACCGGGCCTGCAATTATACATTCCGGGTCTCCGCCTGTTACCCAAGCCTCGTTGATAGCTTCCTTCAACATGGACTCGGTAAGGTTGCGCTGAGTACCGTCAGTTATGCCAGTTGTAGCATTCGAGAATGAATAACTGGTTCCCTGTGAACGGTTGGTATCAATCCAATGTTCGATACCACGAGAACGAGGAGCAGTTGTACCCGTAGATACGACTTGCTCATTATCCTGAGAGAGATCGAACTCCATGTCACGCTTGAGCTCCTTGCCAACCTTGGCAACTTGGTAAGCTACTTCTGACTTACGCCCGGCTTTCAGTGTGGACTCATGCGTTCCAGATACGATAATGGTCTTCGCAGAAATCTGCGTAGAATTTCCTAAACGTGTAGTCGGGGTCAGTGCTTCAACGCCTGATCCATCGGCTACGTTATAACCACGAGAATCGTAGTCATCACCCTCAACCTGAGCATTGGAAGCTGCAGTCCGAAGACTATCAGTCTGCCACTCATGGAGAGTAGTTGTTGCTTTTGTTCTACCTATATTTGCCATAACGGGTGTTTCCGTCGGGCTGATATTGTAGATGACATCTGTGAGATCTTCACGGATACCAATAGCCCTAGTCAAATTAGTCTCTGGGCCTACACCAAAGGTGTTAGTTAGTACAGTCATAATGACTCCTTAAAAGAACTTCCGAAGGGGATTCCTTCGGGCTAGAAGCCAAGCGCATCATAAATGACGGAAGCAGCATCTTCGATGTTACCCGTCTGCTTAAGCTTGGACATCTTTTGTTTATATCTACCTGTTTGTACATCACGGGGTTGTGCCTTGTGTCCCGCCCGCACTGTCTTTGATGCCTTGGTGATCTTTTTGGTGGCCTTCTTCTCCATCGCATCATACTTGCGAGCCTTATCAAGTATAACCAATGCTCTGTGGTCACGAACTTCGTCGATCTCCTGCCTCTCGTAGCCTTGAGTCATGGCGTAGTCCTTAAGGGCTAACCCATATCCTGAGCTCTTGGCTTCGTCTGCCATTTCAGGGATAGCTGCCTCTAGCAACTCTACCTCATGACCTATCAGACGATCAAGGTTTTCAGCATCTTCCGCTGTCTGTCGCTGATGCAACTGCTGACGCTCATATTGAATACGCTGATCCCTTCCCTGCATGTCCCGAAGCTCTTCCTTCTTGGTCATGTAAGCTATTGGATCTTCGTCCTTCAAGCTTGCCCAATCAATGTTGTTCTTCTCATTGTAATCTTGGGCCAGTTGAGCTTGGTGCTGTTGCAACATCTGAGCATAATAACTCCGCTCATTCTTTAGAGCGACCTGTTCTGCCTCAAATGATTTACGTTCAGACGATAAATCTTGGGTCTTCCTAGTATAGTCAGATCCCTTTTGGTAGCCATTTTTGAGTTCTTCTAAAGTTACCCCTTGTGCTTTGCCATCTAGTGTGATGGTGTACAGAGGGTCTGTCGATTCGTCCTCGTACTCTTGCGAATACTCGTCAGAGGGCTCATCGCCCTCATCCCCGGCTTGTACTTCTACTACTTCCTCTTCATCTTCATCGGGAGTGCCTTCCCGTTCTTCCTGTTCCAATTGCTGTATCGGATCACGGTCGTTACGGGGGACATATTCATCCACGATGCCTAAATCTTCAATTGCGTCTGCTGCGTCCTGCGTACTATTGTAGGGCTCCGTTGGAACCCCCTGTGTGGGTTCAGCAGCTACTTCCTCGCTACTGACTCCCGTAGGTTGGTCAGTCATTTTTACCTCATTTTTGAATTTTAAAAAAATCTTGTCAAGCTTTTTATTTGCCCGTCTTTACTGCATGTCTCATTTCGAGGTGGGCAAATTTGTTCTGATTATGCTATACTTTATAAAGATTGAAGAAAAAGAGGATCATAAAATAGAGTTAAACCCAAAACCGTGAAGCCTCTCTTCACACATCACTCAAAATCATAAGTACAGTAATACCAAGAATTAATATCCCGGCGGTTTACCTTTACCCTTTTTCTTCTTAGAATCAATCATTTTACAAAGAACCTCTTTGGTTTTGGAGTGTTAGCCTTAATCCATTCTTTCTTTTTCTTTCCATTCTTCTTTCCGTTCTTTTTAGCAGGATGTCTAGTAGTCGGTTT